AAACACTACATTTTTACGAGGTAGTGTTTCATTAGCTACATAGTTGCTGGTTAGAGCTGGATCATAATCGTCTTCTTCAATTTGGGGAACTAATGGTTCGTCTCTAACACGGAGCGCATCACCGATAAGTCCGCCTTGGCTTTTTACATAGTTTCTGTCTGCATAGCCTTTGCTAATTGCTAGTTCGTCTAGGGTAGTAGTTACTCCGCGAGGCCCGTGAACCGCATTAAAAGATGCTACTAGATCAGAACTTGGATCTGGAACCTTACCAATCGGAAATTGATTTGAGTTTAACGGTCCACCAAGTTTTGGAGCAGGATCGCTGGCTGTTGTTGACAGGGCATTGGTAATTGTTACCTTATCCGGGTCAGTCACATCAATACTGATACCCTCGCCAGCAATCAGTGTTTTGGCTGCTAAGCCACTGCCGTCCGTTTTAGAAATAATAAGACGATTCTGACCGTAATCTGCTACATAACCTTCACCGTCTATAAAGCGTAATGATTGTGCATCTGATAAATTTGTTAAACTAATTGCACCACCAGCACCAAATATAGCATAAATTTCGTTAAAGTTTTCATTAACTTTTCTAAACGATTCTCTAATACTATCACCGGTACCATCATTACCTTGTACACCAATGTCGATTTCTTGACGTGCCATATTTTAAACTCCGAAGCTTGATCCGCACCCGCAAGTTGTTGTTGCGTTTGGGTTTTTAATTGTAAATTGTGACCCTGACAATTCCTCTATGTAATCAACTTCTGCACCTTGCAGATATTGTAAACTCATGGAATCGACTAAAACTTTCCATCTTCCAAGGGGTATTTCAAAGTCATCTTCGCCTTTTTCGCCGTCTAGCGTAAATCCGTAGCTGAATCCCGAACACCCGCCGCCTTGCACATACACTCTTAAACTTACTTCAAGATTGTTTTCTTCAGACAAAATGTCTTGTATTTTTACTGAAGCAGACGGTGAAATTGTAATCATCATAGGTCCTATGAGATATTTATCAATAGTATTTTATAACCTTAATGTAAATAGTTGTATGTTCCTACGTTTAGAATATCAACAGACTACACATACTAGACCTAGTAAATTAGGTTTAGGACACACCTATACTCGACAAAAAACAATTGTAGTTTTTCGATGTGATAGTTGTAGCGAAGTCTTTAATCGAGATAAAGGGCAAATAGATTCTAAACGATTGAGCAACAATTACTTTCATGTGTGTTCAAATTGTGATGCTAAACGATTTGCTCAGAAGCGTGGCAAGGATCGTAAAAAGGTATGGGATCTGCCTGCATCAAGTCTAATTGACATCAGCCATATATAAATAAAACTCCAAGGAGGAACATAGAATGTTCAAGAAAATTGCAGAATTCTTTACAGGCAAAAAGCCAGAAGCAGCCCCAGAAGTACCGTATAAAGTAGAAGCTACAAATAATGCTGAGACAACTTTTAAGTACGAGGATGTTAAGCCAGCAACTGTAGAGTTAACACCGGTTGCCTATGCTGATATTGCTCCAGCTACACCACCGGCAGCGGCGCCTAAGCCAGCAGCCAAAAAGAAAGCCCCAGCCGCCAAAAAAGCAACTGGAGCTAAAAGACCGCCTCGAAAACCTAAATTACAAGCCTAATAATTTAGCTTGTTCATACAAGGCAAAACTTGCAATATTTTTGCCTTTAGATTCACACATGATATCGTGTGTTTCTGTAAAACTTAGAGCCCACTCATTTACTGCCTTATTCCAAAAGAAGTTTGAATGAGCTCTGAGTTTTTGTTTTTTATGTCCAGCTTCTAACAAAGTTGCGTAGTCTGGTAAAGTGTTGTCGCAATGTCCTGATAACCATTCTTCACGACTAATAGAGTAATGCATGACAGGTCGAACACCGCGCCAACTTTCAATTATGCGTAAAACTCTATCGTCGGTTGGTTGAATATAGTCTCCTGTACGGACCCAGTGATGGTGTACGTCAAGCACGAGGGCGCAGTGCTTGGCAAGCTCAATGCTACTTTCGATGCCCCAACAGTTTTCGTCGTTTTCGATCGTGATGCAGTTTCTTGCTTCGGGGCTGAGTCTTGGGATAACTGCTTTGATACCGTCGGGGCCGCATCTACCCGATATGTGGACATTAATTTTAAAGTCCTGAAATTGCCTACCAAATCCCATCCACCTGGCCATATCTGCATGATATTCAAATTCCTCTATACTTCTATTTACAATATCTGGATTATCGCTAGCCAGCACAGTAAACTGACCAGGATGAAATGACAAACGAACGTTACGAGCGCGAGCCAAAGCGCCGACCTGGGCAAAGTGCTTTTCCGCATAAGCACGAACGTCTGATAAGCACCAAAAATAGCTATAATCGCGTTGGGTGTACACAGGAAGAAGGTCACTGCTAATACGAACCATTCGGAGGGATTCATCTAATGTACCTACTTTTTCTACAAGTAATCTTGTTGATTCGATGTTTTGTTTCATCAAATCCCATAGTTTGGTCTCAGCTACTTCTTTAGATTGTCGATTAAGCCATGCCACAGTAGTTGAACTAGTGTTGTACTTTTTACAGTCATCAGTAGGTTTAATACCATTTATCTGATTAGGGGTATCGATCCATTTACATGCGAAGCCTATACGTTTCATTACCAATGCCTTATGACGCCTGCGATTATAAAAAAGTTTGTGATAACGTATGTTAACACAATTAACGTCCTAATGCAAGCAATTCGGTCCGCTTCCGCGTCCGAACTGCCTGATTTTTCACCTAATGCTTTGGCCCAAACACGCCAAACTTTATGCAAACAAGTCTTCATTCCATTCACGGTGGCCTTCACGATAGGCCATATTACTTTGAGTTTCACGCACTTCTACGCGATAGCACCAAAGACGTTTGCTTTCGCCGTCGCCCCACATGTCTGGAATATAAACACCATTGACATACTTGTACAGTTGATCAGCTAGGCCTTCGCAACCTAGCCTAGGAAGAATAGTAAGTTTAGCCAACTTACGCTTTTCCATTTCCTTATAAAAGTCTAACTCGGGATCGTCCTCTGCTACTAACAGGGTATGATCAAATTGACTTTCTAATATACCTTTGAGTTCTTTAAGACCTCCGTAGTCAGCGGCCCAATTACGAGCATCTAGGTCGTTGGTGCCAAAGTAAAATTTCATATTAAATGAATAACCGTGAATTAGATTACAATGACTATCAGCTCGCCATTGCCTGTAGGCGCATGGGAATGAGTCGTGATATTCTTTAGTTGATGTGTACTTATATTGTACTGGTTGAAGATTTGCCATCTCTAGTCTCCTTTGTAAGGTAGCAAGTTTGACGACATGCAGAGTTTATAAAGCGGGATGAATGACGTAAAAAGTCCGCTGTGCCTGTGTGTATAGATTAAGTATACAAGGTATTTATAGGTAATGCAACCCCAATAGATTCTTTTTTAACATTATCGTATTGCCATTCTGTGGGCATCTTCCAACCTTCTGTATTGATAATGTTAAATTGAGTATTAGGGAACAATGAAAACAATTTGCCAATTTGGTATATCCAATAACTAGGATCCACTGCGGGAGCAGTTGTGTTTGAATAGTTTTCTGTATTCCTATAAACATTGTTCACTTGTTCTTGTCTGCCGTATAAATCAAAACCAACAAGTGATACCGCAGGTAAATTTAATTGTGCGGCAACTAGAACAGCATACGGACCAGAACCCCAATGAATAGCTTTATCAGGACGAAGATCTCCTTGATAGGGAAGGTCGGGAAGCAGTTTTACGTTTTTATTTTTTTCTATTTTTCTAAAATAGTGATGCCAGTTGTCTCTAACATGAATGGTTGAGTTTGCAGTTTTAGGATTTTCTAATGCCTCTCTAACCATTCTGTGATCACAACAGATCAAATGATCAACGACAATATCTCTATGTACGGCATTGCAGCCTACAAGAATATGTGTATCTTTAAAATTGTTTAGGTCAATTCGCAAACGGCTTTCGCCGTTGCCTATAACAAGGGCCGTGCTGGCCATAGTTTAGCCTCTTTCTTTGATCTCGCCGAAGGGATACCAAGAACCTGGGCTACCTGCTCTTAGACAGACCCAACCTACACCTGTACCAACTCTAGCATTGGTATTCCAAATAATATCACCTACTGAATAGGTGCCTTCTTGCGGAGGTTCTCCTGCATACATATGAATGTGTCCGCTGAAACGAACAGCACCTGCCACGTGTAGATCAACAGCAGGATCAGGATTCTCAACACCAATACTTAGTTTTCCGTTAATCTTGACCTGTATAGGATTGCGATTAGGATTGCCTAGCTCGATATTACCGTTGGCCTTTACTGCAATACGTGTTGTATTATCTGTAACAATATCAAAATCTGTACTGGCAAACGTACCCACCATTCCGTGGAACGCATCGTTGGTACCTAGCATAACCTCAATAGCGTTTTCTGCAACACTAAGAGCAGCATTAGGAGCGTCAGTGCCTAGACCTAGACGATCTGTAACACCGTTATAAATCAGGTATTGATTAATGTTTAATGTACCATCAACAATCAGCCCGTTAAGACGACCAACAGTTTGTAAATTACTTTTGGTTACCGATGAGCCTAGTTCTTTACCAGACAGCACAACAGTTCCGCCAATGGAAAGATGACGGTCTTTATCTAGGTCAATGCTTTCTGATGAGAAAAATCTATCAGGATTTCCGTTGAATACAAATTGCTTAGTGTAACCTTTACCGCTCCAAATAACGCCTTTACCAAAGTTTTCCTCACCTTTACGGGCACGGAATTCTAAGAATTGGGTTATTTCTTGGGCAACGGGTTGGTGGGCCGCATCAACAAGTTCTTTAAGAACCCTGCTTAAATCTGTTAGAGTTTGATCGATATTGGTATTGTTCATACCAGTATTTATCAAACTCCGATCTAAACATTAGGCAATTTTTAACAGAATTATGTCTTCGTTAATACGCCCGTTCATGCGTGTGTCGACTGCATTAATATCTTCTAGAAACTTGCGTAGCACCACTTTGCCTGCATCTTTAAATGCTTTAATTTGTTCTGCAGGTTTACGCAGGGTTTTCTGTACAGATTTCGCTTCACTAAATCCTGTAATTGTTGTACCTTTAACTCCAAGATCTTGGAATTCTTCTGCAACATACTTGCCTAGTTTGCGACTCTTTGTGTTGTAGGTCCACAATTCCTTGGCACCTAGAATATCTGCAGGATTAATAGATACTAATTTTAGTGGCTCGTCTGCTTTCTTATACTTGAGTTTAGACACAATCTTTTCTGCGGGTACGGCTTTCTTGGCTTTGGGCTTG